TATTATTTCTTTAATAATATTAAGACTCATCACAAACCAAGGGGTATTCAATGAGAATCGGAGACCGCAACCGAAAAGACAACCAGCAGAAGTCATCAGATTCATCAGAAGACCAGCCAAAAAAGGAAAGAAAAGGTCTCTGCCTTTTAGATAAACTTATTATTGTTGTTGTAGCATCAACTTTGACTTATGTTGGAATAACATTTTTGAATTGTAACTTTATGATTCCTGGTTCTATGGAAAGGTCTGATGCTTTAGGTGGATTAGTAAATCCCCCACCCTTAGACTGCAAAGAGTCTGAGAGTAGGGCATATGGAGCACTTACTGCTTTACTTACTACACTTATTGCGTTAAAAACTAGATTGGAGGATTAAGTTTTTAAAACCCTCTTGAAAAAGTTTTCCTTCTGCTCTACGTCTCCTTAAAAGTCCTGCCTCAACATTAGAACCTGGATTTCTATAAAGTTCTAAGGTCTTAGGAATTGCTTTCCAATCTTTTTCTCTTAAGTTTCTAGTAATAGTGCTAAATCCAGGAGACGCATAAAAACCAGCACCTAGATTATATGCGAAAGAAATAATTGCAGATTTCATTTCATCATTCATCTCACTCCAATAAGGTATTTTTTGAAGTGAAGGCAGGAACTCTTTATTGAGTTGGTAGATTAAAAGTTTTTCTCCTTCTTCTTTAGTAATAGTTTCGCCAATATAAAAGGGGGTTCCATCTAGTTTTCTTGTGCTGCCATATGCGATTGTAATCGGTAATGATCCAGTTGCCGGGTCATAATATGCCCTAGGACTGAACCCTTCAAATTCCTTAATAAGTTCTAATGCTTGTTTGGGAATATTAGAAGAATCAATTACCTGTTTCTCATTTCTAAATCTTCTTGCAAACTCATCAAGTATTTCTTTATGAACTGATGCCTGAAGAAAATTCCAAGCATCAACTTGATGTGGCAATTCTTTATAATGTTTTGCAGCATCTGTGAATTTTATCGTCATAGCGATATTCTACCCCAACCAGTTTTACTTCCATCAACAGTCCATCTTCTTTGTAGCATTTTTTTAGAATATACAACCTGCTTACCTTCTATTACTGGCCCAGTATAATTCGATAAAATTGAACCATAAGAATCATTACAGACATAATCACCACTATCAGTCTTACCAATTACGATTATTACGTGTCCTCCGCGAGGGGCACTTTCTGTTCCTCTATGGAGAATACCAATGACTACTGGTCTTCCTGATGCAAGTTCTATATCTAAGTCGGCAAAATCTAAATCATAACGGAATACAGACTTCAAACCATAACTTTCTAATACTCTTGTTTGAACTGCGTGGTCTGTAGATTTACCAAGTGCAAGAACTTTTCTTAAGTACTCGTCATCACCTTTCGGCCCTGGTGGCAATGAACCAGGTTTAAGAAACTCAAGAAACATCGCACAAGCAGAAGAATTACAAGTTGAATCTGGTAAGGTGTAATTATCTACTTGCGAATACCAAGGGACATTTAAGATTTTTCCTTTGGGTGTTTCTGGGGTATTAGGTGTTCTATAAATTCTTACCCAATTAGCAGTATCTTGAAGTAATTCTGGTGCTTTTTGAAGTAATACTCTTTCTAAATCATCAACAGCAGCACGATGCTTTGGGTTCTTTTCATCATAAAACTTGAAGAAATTCTGTAGGTCGATTTCCATTAAATACACATATAATCTACAGGTATTTAGTGTGTGGTATTTTAACGGTGAAGTTTTTAATGAGGCATCAAAAGATTATGAGGGATTTGTTTATCTTATTACGAATCTTGAGAATGGAATGAAGTATATTGGTAAGAAACACTTCTGGGAAAGAAGAAAAAATCCAAAGACAGGAAGACGCCAAACTAAAGAAAGTGATTGGATAGATTATTTTGGGTCTTGTGTCACACTGAAAGAAGACGTTAAAATATTAGGCGCAGATAAGTTTAAAAGAGAAATATTGTATCTCTGCCCCCATAAAAAATCAATGTCTTATTACGAGACTTATGAGCAGTTTAAAAGAAATGTGTTGTTAGACGAGACTTATTATAACACCAATATTGAAGGAAAGTTTTATTCAAGTGAGGTTGAGCGGATTTATGGGATTGTTACTACTTCAATTGTTCCACATAAAAAAGAACCTCATTAAGATAAGTGTTAATAAGGTTCTTTTGGGTTTCTGTAAGATTATCTTGTTCTAATCTATGTTTTAAGTTATATACTTTTGCTTTGAATGCGAAAATATCTGTTTGATGGACCATAAAAGGGAGTTGTTATTCTCCCCTTTATTTATTGTCAGTCGATTAGGTAATCGGAAACAAGTTCAGCGAGGGTGTCTTGGTCAAGGTTTTCGATAATATCGAATGCCTCATAAAGGTCATCAGCATAACCAGCATTTACGATGTCTTCTGCGATATATTGGGTTAGGAGTTCGTAATCTTCCTTAAGACGAAGGGGCATTTGACGAGTTCTTTCAGTTGCCTTTGGTTTACGAGTTGCGCCAAATTGCCTTTGTCCCCCACGAGGAACTTTTACGTCAGCGCCTGAAGTTCTACCTTTTACTGGAGCAGTAAAGAGAGTGGTTTGACCTGAAGGTTCTGTTGGATAACGTCTTTCTGATGAAGTTGGAGTAGTAGGTTGTCTTTTTAGAGTTTCTCCACTTCTTGAAGCAGGTCCGGGTTGCACTCTACCAATTGAAGGGCGAACTGGACCAGTTTGTACTGGAGCACTTGGTCTATTAGGACTTGAAGCAGGGCCAGAAACTCTACCGATTGAAGGACGAACTGGACTAGTTTGAGTTCTTTGTGGGGTAGAGCTTTGGAAAGGATTCCCTACTGCAGCAACAGCATCGGCTTGCCTTTGTGCTTTTCTTTCATCATATTTTGCCCTAGTCATTTTAGATTCAGGTCTACCTGCTCTACGTTGCATAGCAGCACCAATACTACGCAATGCTCTGCCTAATGTACGACGCTTACCTCCAGTTTCTGGGGTAGGTTCAGTAGTAACTGTAACTCTACGACCACCAACATTAGCGGTTCTTGTTGTCGCGGGGGCAGAAGCTGCTCTTTCACCACTACTTTGAATTGCTCGACCAGTTGCAGTTGCAGCCTGACCACCTCTACGAAGTAGACCCTTAAGAAGTGCTTTGCCTCTTTCTACAACACCACTACCAAGTGCTTTTGCTGCTCTACCCATACCACCAGCAGCACCAGAAATACCCTGTTTTACTGAACTGATGGGGCCAGAAAGTTTTGACATTCTAGCAGCAACTGACCTCTTGGCATTACGAAGTTCGCCGATTCGCTTTGCTCTCCTGGCAACTTCGCCTTGGTCAAATCTATTGCTTGATGTAACAGTAGCAGAACCACTAGGTCTTTGAGAACCCCCCGTACCAAGACTAATTCTGCTACTGCCAGCACCTGGAGTTGTAGGTCTATCAGTTGAACTAGTTATAGATGCTCTACCGCGACCACGAGTAACTGTTGCTTCGGTGAGAATATCATTTATAAGTTCGTCATAAGACTCGCAAATAACTCTGTCCTCTAAAGCATAATCAATCAATTCAAATGCTTCATCAAGGGTATTACCGTAATCTCGGAATTCCCATACCATTTCCTCAATTACTTCTTCAATGTCTTCTGCAAGCATATAATCAACAAAGCGAAGATTATCAAAAATATCTTCTACATTTCTGGAATTGTAAATCTCACTATATGCCTCGGTGAGTGCGAATTTCGTCATTTGTTCTTTTAATCTATAGTTGTTCTTTTATTATTTAGTTTGACGTGATTTTTACATCACGTCATTATTATGAGTTTCTTTCCAATCATTTTGGTAATCATAGTCACCAAAAAGAAAGTAATCGTCTTCTATTGCTTTTTTATGTTCTTTTGGAAGTTCACTCTCTTGTGGTTGGTCTTTTTTAGAGTTTAAATCCACTTAAAGAAGAAAAATCAACATCTTGTTTAATAGCACCAACAAGGTAACTTTCTTTTTCTGTTTCCATAGGAGCTTCTTGGATATTTTTACTATTAAGCCAATGCTCCATCCAAGGTAATGGATTATTTTTAGGAGAAATATCATAGATTGGTTTAAATCCAATAGATTTCATTCTCCTATTTGCAATCCATTCAACATACATACAAAGAAGTTTATCATTAAGACCAATCATAGACCCATCTTTAAATAAGTATTGCGCCCAACGTTTTTCCTCATTTACAGCATTCTCGAACATTTTAATAGAATACTGTTCTTCCTCTTTGGCAATTTGAACCATTTCAGGGTCATCACCGGAATTCCATTTAGATAGAATTTTTTGAGTAATATTTAGATGTTGATGCTCGTCTCTTGCAATAAGTGAAATAATTTTGGCAGAACCTTCCATTAACTTAAGTTCACCAAAAGCAAAAGAACAAGCAAATGAAACATAAAAGCGAATACCCTCAAGAATATTCACATTCATCACTGCTCGATAAAGTTTTCTCTTAAGTTCTTTTCTTTCTTCAACCCCAATACCAACCCCTTCATTTGCAAATTTCCACATCTCAGAAGTTCCATACTGATTAGCAGAATTTATAAAGTCATCATATGAAGTAGTAACAGACGATGCTCTTTCTAAAATCATTTCATCGTTAATAATTTTATCAAATACTTCTGTTGGGTTTGAATAGACATTTTTTATGATATGAGTATAAGAACGAGAGTGAATCATCTCAAAAAATTCCCAAGTAAGCATACAAGATTCAAGTTCAGGGAGAGAACAGTATGGAACAAATGCCATACCTGGACCTCTACCCTGAACGCTATCAAGAAGAATTTGATACTTTAAATTTGAAGTAAAAATATGCTTTTGTTCTGGGCGAAGTGTTAGATAATCAGACCTATCTTTTTGAAGGGAGACCTCCTCGGGTCTCCAAAAAAATCCAAGTTGTGTTTGAGTTAGTTTATCAAATTCTGGGTACTTATAGATGTCATATCGTTGAACCCCAAGAGGAGAACCAAAAAACATTGATTGTTTTAATGTATTAACTTCTTGAGAATTAAAAACGGTCATTCCTTTAATCATTTTTCCTCCTTAAATAGCGCAACTTTCACAAAGTTCTTCATCAGATTCATAAAGTTCTTGAATTAAATCATCAATAGAATTTTTATCGTCTTTTGGTTCATCTTTTTTACCATCATAAGTATTTTGATAATAAGCAGTTTTATGTCCTAATGAATATGCTTTTAAGAAATCATTTACAATAACACTCATTGGAATTTCATTATTTGGATAATTCTCTGGATTGTAATTCCAGTTTGAACTAATAGTTTGGTCGAAGAATTTTTGAATTACAGCAACAATGTTAAAGTATCCTTCATTAGACTTCATATCCCAAAGAAGAGTATAATTGTTTTTTAATGTATTATACTGTGGAACAATTTGTTTAACTGGACCTTTTTTAGATTTTTTAATGGAAAGATATCCCCTTGGAGGTTCAATGCCATTTGTAGCATTAGTGCAAATTGAGCTGCTTTCACTTGGGAGGACGCACGAATGAGTACTATGTCGTAGACCATATTCTAAAATATTTTTCCGCAATTCTTCCCAATCGTGCTGAAGTGGAGCAGAACAAATATCATCTACTTCTTTTTTATATGTGTCAATTGGAAGAATTCCATCAGAGTAAGTAGTGCGAGGGTAATCTTCACACGCTCCTTTTTCCTTGGCAAGTTGATTGGATGCTTTTAAAAGATAATACTGAATACTTTCAGCAAGTCTATGTGCTGCATCACACGCCTCTTTATCTTCATACTTAAATCCAAGTTTAGCAAAATAATGTGCTAATCCAATAATACCAACCCCTAAAGTTCTCGCTCTTTTTGCTGAAATCTCCGCAGCTTTTACGGGATAATCTTGATAATCAATAAGTTCATCAAGAGCCCGTACAACTAAATCAGCGAGGTCTTCAAGTTCTTCATCAGATTTAATTTTACCTACATTAAAAGCAGAAAGAATACACAGAGCAATTCTACCTTCCTCATCATCTAGACTTTGAATCGGAACAGTCGGAATCAAAATTTCGGTACAGTTGTGAATAAGAATTCCATTAGCAAAGAAGTTGTGATTGTCATCTACAGTAATATCATAAACCGGAATTTCTTCTTCAAGATATTCGGTCTTAAGACCAGAAACAACGTTTCCATTATCAAATACAAACTCGTCTTCTTCTGTAAGGTCTTTCGCCATTACATAACCGCGATTTTTAGTAAAAATCTTATGGTCTGGAGTAACAACAAGATTTGTTTCACTTATTTCATCAGTAATTCTCATTACTTTTGCTTTTGGTGAAGTTTCATCAAAAGCAGTAATTGGTTTCCATTCTTCTTTACCAGTTTTTATATTATAAGAAAGAACTTTTATTTGTGGAACTCCATTAGATCTTCCATACCATTCAATAGCACAATTTCTATCTACAATATAATCATCTAAATCTTTAATTTTAATCTCTTGTTGGTGAATATCCCAGTCATAAATTTCTTTATCACTACCATATTTTGGTTCAGGGAATTTAATTTTAATTTTAGTATCA